AAATATGGGGGGTTGCGGGCGCGGATCGCAAAGCGCAAACGGCATCCAACGTCCGAAGAGCGCAACAAAGTTGTTAGTGACGCGCTATCCAAAGCCAATGCGGATGTGGCTACAGAGCAAATCGCCGAGACGCATGGTATTGATCGGTCAACCCTTTACCGGTATATAAAGCGCGGCTAGTTTTCGGACTTGTCGCAATTTGGCCTATTTTTTTTGGTCGCAGGTTTTTAGACTGCAGCGACCATGGCAGGCATCACACTCGAACAAGCACAGACCGCGTTGAACAACGCGCTCGCCGCACACGCAAAGGCCACGCAGGCCCAATCTCATGAGATCAGTACCGGGCAGGGCAGTCGGCATGTGACCTATGCCAGGCTGGACCATCTGCAGGCCGACATTGACTTCTGGGACGCACGCGTAAAGCTGTTGACCGAGCGCGCCGCCGGTCGCGGCCGCTCGCGCACCGTGGTGGTCCGGGGATGACTATGGAAAAATCCAAGCGCCCCAACCCTGCTTTTGAGCCCACGCTTATCGAGCGGGCTTTGTCCAAGATTGCGCCCAAGACTGCGCAGCGTCTGCACGTCAACCGCGTTAAATATGAGGCGACGGTCATGCTCGGTCGCGGCTTTGGCGGCTACGTTGGCGCCAGGCGTGACCGCAGCCAGACGGCCGAATGGAACCCGGGCGGCGGCTCACCGGCGGTGGACATCCTGCCCGATCTGCCCGCGCTGCGTGACCGCAGCCGCGACCAGATGCGCAATGCGCCCGTTGCGCTCGGTGCATTGAACACCGACGTGTTGCACGTTGTCGGCACAGGCCTAAGCTACAACCCCACTATTGATGCGTCACGCCTCGGCATCACCGAGGCCCAGGCGCATGAATGGATGGCCAACACCAAGTGGCGGTGGAAGGCCTGGGCCGAGTCCCCGGATTGTGACTATCGCCGCCAGTTGGATTTCTACGGTTTGTGCGAGCTGGCTTACCGCACCTGGAAGGAAAGCGGCGACGCCTTTGTGCTCACGCCCATCATTCAGCGCAATGGCGTCGACAGCCTGGTGCTGCAGCTGCTGGAAGCCGATCGCGTTTGCAACCCACGTGGTCAGCCGCAAAGCAATGAACTGCAAGACGGCGTGGTGCTGGATCCGGAAACCGGTCAAGCGATTGGCATCCAGGTTGCAGTCAACCACCCGGGCGACTACAGCGGCGTCAACGATTGGAAATATGTTGCCATGCGCGGCGGTAAGACCGACCGGCGCAACGTGCTGCATTTGCTCGATGTTCTACGCCCTGGCCAGGTGCGTGGTGTACCGTGGATAGCACCCATCATTGAGCCACTCAAGCAGCTCCAAAAGTGGAGCGACTCCGAGCTCAACGCGGCAGTGGTTTCCAGCATCTATGCAGTGTTCATGGAAATGGATGGGGAGGCCTTCGGCGAGCTGTATGGCGACAGCGACATGGGCAAGATTGTCGACAAGGCAAACAAATAGTCTGACGCCTTGGAGAGCGGCAAGGTGGTAAACCTGCTGCCAGGTGAAAAAGCCAACATGCAAACACCCGGGCGCCCCAACCCTGCGTTTGATCCATTCTGGAATGCGATGGTGCGCCAGATCGGCATGGCATTGGGCATGCCACACGAAGTGCTGACCATGCACTTTCAAAGCAGCTACACCGCCGCACGTGGCGCGTTGTTGATGGCCTGGCGCGGTTTCAACCAGCGCCGCGACAAGGTTGCCAAACTCATGTGTCAGCCCGTGTTTGAGCTGTGGCTCGAAAACGAAGTTGGAGCTGGCCGCATTGCCTGCCCTGGATTTTTTTCCGACCGCGCAGTGCGTGCCGCTTGGTGCGCCGCGATCTGGACCGGCGACGGCCCCGGCTCGGTGGATCCGGTGAAAGAAGTCACTGCAGCCGAGGCCCGCGTGCGCATGGGCATCAGCACCCTGCAGGCCGAGTCCATTGCATACGACGGGCAAGACTGGGAAGGCAAAGAGCGCCAGCGCGCCAAAGAAGTTGCCATGCAGATCAGCAATGGCACAGCACCACCCGCACTGCCCGGGGCAGTTCCCGCAGGTGCAGCGCCGGCCGCAAAGCCCAACGATCCCAACGCCGATCTGCCTGACGACGACACCGAGCTCGAAGGCGGGCCGTTGCTGCCGCAGAAAAAGTAGTCGCAATTTGGACTATTTTTTTCAACGCTAATTTTTTACATTCTCTGCACACCTAAAACGCCGCCAACATGAAACTACTTGACCTCATCACCGCACCGTGGGCAATCGCTCCGGACAAGCTGCGCGAGATCCAGGCCATTTACACCACACACTTGCGCGGCGAAAAGGTTGACATTCAAGCCATCGAGGCCCGTCTCGGTCGCCCACTTGCCAACGAACAGCAGGACTACGAAATCAAGCAGGGCGGCATTGCGGTGCTCACGCTCGATGGTGTGATGGCACCCAAGGCCAATCTGTTTATGCGAATCTCTGGCGGCGTGTCGACCCATATGGCGAACCTGCAAGTTGAGAGCGCGATCGCGGATCCGCGTGTCAACGGATTGGTGATTGCAATCGACTCCCCTGGCGGCAGTGTCTTCGGCACACCAGAGCTGGGCGCCACCATTCGTGAGCTCAGCAAGATCAAACCCATTGTTACGGTCAGCGAGGCCACGTTGGCAAGTGCTGCGTACTGGGTTGGCTCAGCGGCCAACGCGATCTACATCAGCGGTCCGACTGTGCAAGTCGGCTCTATTGGAGTAGTCGCCAGCCACACCTATGACCCCAAGGCCGCAGGCACCACCACAGAAATCACCGCCGGCAAATACAAGCGCATCGCCAGCAACACTGGCCCGCTGTCGGCTGATGGCCTGGAATACCTGCAGGGCCAGGTTGATCATCTGTATTCCGTGTTTGTTGATGCGGTCGCTGCCAACCGCGGCACCACCGCCGACCTGGTGCTTGCAAACATGGCAGACGGCCGCGTGTTCATCGGCCAGCAAGCCATCGACCGTGGCCTGGTCGACGGATTCGCCACCGTTGACGCCATCGTTGAGCAGATGGCCGCCAACCCCGCCAAATTCACCCGCCGCCGCAAAGCCATCTTTGACCTTGGCGGCAACCCTTCCCCAGACGCGGACCCTGCCGGTGTGCAGACGTCTGCACTCCCAGCCGAGCCGGTGTCGCTCACCCAACCCAACCAAACCACTCAAAGGACCACCATGGACCGTGCCACTCTTGAAGCGCAACACCCCTCGCTGTTTGCGCAACTGAAAAATGAATTCACCGCCATCGGCGCAGCTGCAGGTGCAGTCGCAGAGCGCGAGCGCATCCAGGCCGTCGAATCCGCAACGATTCCCGGCCACGAAGCGCTGATTGCCACGCTCAAATTCGACGGCAAAACAACCGGCGGCGACGCTGCGCTGGCCGTCAACCAGGCCGAACGCAAGATCCGCGTTGCCCAGGGCGCAGCCGCCAATACTGATGCACCCAATCCCGTGGCACAGAACCCTGCGCCCACCGTGGAGGCAACTGCCGCCGCGAAAGTCACCGCCGAACAGCAGCGCATCGCAGCTCTGCCTGTTGAAGAGCGCTGCAAGGCCCAGTGGGAGGCCAGCGCCGACATCCGCGGCGAATTCGTCAGCCTGCAGGACTACACCGCACTGGTCAAGGCGGAAGAGGCCGGCCGGGTCAAGGTGCTGGGCAAGAAATCCGCCTGATCGCACCGCACCAAACCACCCCCTTAACTCTCAGGAAACATCATGACAACTTTGGCAGCAAACGCTCCCCGCGCCTACGAGCTGGGCGAGCGCAATCACCTCCCCGTCATCGCCTCTGACATCATTTACGAGGGAGCAGCAGTCGGTATCGTTGCCGGCACGGGCCACGCCCGCCCACTGGTTGCCGGCGACGGCTTCGGCGGCTTCGCCGTGGCCCAGGCTGACAACTCGGCCGGCGCCGCAGCGGCCATCATGGTCGAAGTCATGGAAGAAGGCGAGATCGAGCTCACCATCACTGGCGCCGTGATCACCGACGTGAACCAGCCCGTTTACGCCAGCGACGACAACGCCTTCAGCATGTCGCCCGTGGGTGGAACCTTTATCGGCTTCGTCAAGCGCTTTGTGTCTGCTGGCGTGGCAGTGGTCGGCTTCGACGTGGATGGCCTGCGCGACCCATGGGCTGCGTACACCGTGCGCGAGACCATCAGCGCAGACAAGACGTTAGACATTGAAGACAACGGCAAAGCGTTCTTTGTGGACACTGACGCCAAGGTTGTGACCCTGCCCGCGGTTGCCACACCGGTCAACTGCGCCATCGTCAACATCGGCGCGTTCGGCGCTGTGTTCCTGAAGATCAGCCCAGCAGCTGCCGACCGCATCCAGGGCCCTGATCTGCCTGGCACTGACAACACCGCCCTCGGCAACACCAAGGCCACCGCCCGCCGTGGCGACTACGTGGTGCTGGGCACTGGCGACGCAAACGGCCCCATCGTGCGCTCGCTGCGCGGCACCTGGGCCACCGGCAACTAAGCCGCCGCCACCGTAGTCATCAGAACCACATCTTCAACGAACACAACAGAACAGGACACCAATCATGGACCAAAGTCTACTTTCCTCGCGTGCCATTCGTGGCATGTATTTCGCCCGTTTGGAGACCAACCCCGGCCTTAACTGGGTGAACGGTCTGGCCAATATGTTCCCATCCGACCAGCCCAGCGAGACCTATGGCTTCCTGGGTCAGTCGCCGGTATTCCGCGAGTGGATCGGCGGACGCCAGGCCAAGGGCTTGTCTGAAAACTCGCTGACCATCAAAAACAAGCATTACGAGTCCACGCTCGAAATTGCTGTGAAGGATGCTCGGCGCGACAAGACAGGCCAGATCATGGCCCGCGTGCAAGAGTTTGCAGACCGCAGCGTCACGCACTGGGCCAGCTTGCTGTCCACACTGCTGATCAACGGCGCCAGCACCGTTTGCTATGACGGACAGTACTACTTTGACACCGACCACGTCGAAGGCAAATCTGGCGCGCAAAGCAACAAGATCACCGTCGACATTTCGGCACTGCCCGCGATTGTTCACGGTGCCGTGACTGCGCCGTCGGTGGAAGAATTCCAGCAGTCCATGCTGGCTGGCATTGCGCAGATCATGTCGTTCAAAGACGACCAAGGCGAGCCCATGAACGAGAACGCTTCGGAGTTCATCGTCAAGGTCCCGGTCAGTTTGTATCTGACCGCCATCGCCGCAGTGACTGCGATCACCACCGCAGCGCTGCAGCAGAACCTGAACCCCAACCTGATCCCTGGCCTGAAGATCACCGTGGTGATGAATCCGCGCCTGTCCAGCTGGACCGACACATTCAGCGTGCACCGCGTGGACAGCCCAATCAAGGGCCTGATCTGCCAGGAAGAAAAGGGCACCGAGCTCAAGATCAAGGCCGAAGGCTCTGAGTATGAGTTCGACAACGACGCATGGCAGTTTGGCCTGGATAGCTGGCGCAATGCCGGTTACGGCTACTGGCAGCGCGCCTGCCTGGTGACGATGATCTAACGGCCACCGACCCGCCATGAAATACATCACCATCGCAGTGCTGTCTCTCGGTGCGGGTGTGATCCTTGGGCTCACCGACGCCCAAGCATCCGCCCGCAAGACAGTGCTCACCCCGGTGCCAGGTCGCAAGGGCTGGTACGAGACAACCGAAGCCACGCAGTTCAAGTGCGGCGAGCAGATCCAGTGCGACACCGAACTGCCCAAGACCATGACCGACCTGGTGGATGCCGTCGATAGCCAGCAGCTTGCAAAAGCGAAGGCGAAGGCCAAGGCTGCTGCCGAAGCCGAGGCCAAAGCCAAGGCGGAAGCCGACGCCGCTGCCGCTGCTGCCAAAGCCAAGGCGGAAGCCGACGCTGCCGCCGCACAGGCCGCTGCCGACGCCAAGGCGAAAGCCAAGGCCTGACTGCCATGGCACTCGAAGACCCCTCCGTTTTCCTCGACACCGACGAGTTCGCGGTCTCCGCGCTACTCGCCGGAAAGCCAGTCGTTGGAATTCTGGAAGGGGGATTCTTCGATGGCAATGTTTCAGGCTACGGCCCCGCTGGTAGCAGCCCGACGTTTCTCTTGCCCCAAGCCAGCGTTGACGCTCGCCCCGAGGGCCAACTGCTCGTTATCACCAGCGGCCCGTGCGCTGGCACCAACTACAAGGTCGGCAGCCCGCATCCAGACGGCACCGGCTGGGTCACCTTGCATCTTCTTACCACCTGATCAATTCCGAGGATCACCATCATGACAACCACTCTCTCCACCAGCATCAGCCTTGCGGTCGTTGCTGCTTTCTCCCAGGCCGTCGACATTGGCACGGTCAAGCATGACGTCAATTTCAAACCCAACTACGTCTTTGGCGACGGAACGGGGGCCAATCAGGCCAAGATTCTGTTTTCTGACACGCGCACACTGGCTGCGTCGGCCA